ACCGAACTCGAACTCGGCGTCTATGATGTTCGCGCCGAACTCGAAGGAATCGTCCTCTGTGGTCTCGAGCTTCTCGAGCTTCTCGAGCTTCTCGAGCAAAGCCTTTTTCGCGCCGCGCTGGAGGACTCCGGCGGAGTTGAGAACCATGATCCACTTCTTCAGGTCGTCCAACCTCCACCAGCGCGACTGCTCGCCCCACGCCTCGAAGCTGGGGAGAAGGAAGGCCATGATCCTCTCGACCATCGACACGCCGTTTCTTTTTCCTAATGGGTTCCAGTCTCCTCGACTCTTGCGGTACGGATTGTGAAATGGGATAGCAGCTTCTTTGAGAATCTTCTTCAGAGGGTCTAGCATGTATGAACACGTAGCGAGGATCATCACAGTCTTACCCCCCTGTATATACCGTTCTATTTCACGGATATACAATTCAGGATTCTTCCATTTCGCGTCAAACAAAGTCACGAAACCTTCGGAATCTTTGGGCCTGTATTGCTTCGGGTATCTGACAGCGACTTTGCGAATCCACGAGTCCGCGTACTCCTGAATCGTTCTGGGGAGTCTCCACGACTGGTTCAACACCCTGACGTATTCTTGTGGAAGCTCGGGTTCAAGGAACGCCTCGGGTGAAGCGCCAGCGAAAGAGTATATACACTGATCGTCATCTCCGGCCAAGATAGCAAAATCCATGTGGGACACCCACTGTCTCACGAGCTTCAATTGTACGGGCGTGAAGTCCTGGACCTCGTCGAAGAAACCTACCGCGGGAGATTGAGGAGCCACAGGTACGGACCTGATGGCTTCCTCGATCAAGTCCGTGAAATCCATGTATCCGTTTTCTTCTTTCCAGCCCTCCCACACTCGCGAGAAGTCGAGAAGAGTCTCGGGCCAGACGCTTTTCGGTATCATTCGCGCGCGCTTGATCTGCATCTGTGCGAAAATCTCATCGCCCTGCGTCTTCGATTTCGCGGCCTCTATATCCTCCATCGCCGTCCCTCTCTGGCTGATCTTGTACCCCGGATGCTCCGTGTTGAAATCCTCCGTGAAAAGTTCCGCTATTTTCGGTCGGCCCAGCGCCCGATAACATAGAGCGTGGAGAGTCCCGATACTCTCGCGCGATACCGGCAGTTTTCTTTGAACCAACTCCACGGCAGCGGCTCTTGTGAAAGAAGAAACTATCACCGAGCCGTTATATTCACCGGCAGCTTTCTCAATTTGACGACTCAGATACGTGGTCTTTCCCGTCCCGGGAGGACCGAAAACTCTGTATTCCTGGCCCACAGTACATCACCTCCTTTTCTTAAAACTACATTGCATCAGCCGCGAATCAGTAACATTTGTCACGGGGTAGTAAAATCAGTTACATCAAATCGGCGTTTTATGGTCGGTTATATGACACGTTGGTAAGTAATAGATACTAATTTTCTTTGTTTTATTGTGTGCGAGTGGCTTTTAATCAATAACAGCTCCATTATTTCAGTCGAACCGTCAGAATAACCATTCCTAACCATTCCTAACCATTCCCCTAATCTGTGTTTGGCTATTGATGGGGGTTACTAACTATACTAACGATCTGGAACTAAATCATGAGTAAAATAAAAATCAATGAAAAAAATCCCTATATAGAGGGGTTGTTATTAAACTTCAGAAGGCTCGATTTTTTTCTTGAACAGAGAGCGTGAAGTCTTCTTTTCATCGACCTTTACGTTGATTACACAGTTGCTCCACCCCGCTATTCTCAACAGCTTACCCACCTGCTTGGTCGTTAGTACGTCACCGCTGGTTACGCGGATGAATTTCCGCACCTCCGACAGTGAAATGTACGTGTAGCCCTCTAGGGAAAAGGGAAAGCCCTCTTCCTGGATCTTCTCTCCGTACTCTTCCACCGACTGCAACGAAACTAAGTTCGTGTTCCTGTGCAGGTATTTTCTTAGTAGGCTGTTTATGAATCCTGCCTCTGTGGACTCCTCACCGACCTCGATCTCTTCGCAGGCGTTTAGGATCAACTGCGCGATGTCCGACCATTCTTCCTTCTTGAACGGTCGAATCACGACCCCGGTAGCGTCGGCGATCTTGATTCTGAATTTCGTTTGCGAGATGATGTCTCCGGCCGATTCGATGCTGATATTCGTGGCCAGAGTCTGAAGCCGGTACGACGGAGGCTCGGAGAGGAACTTCTGGAGCTTCTCGATTCTTACGCCGAGAATCTTTTCCAGTTCTTTGAGTATCTCTTCACGCTCAAGGCTCGCGCCGTTGTTCTCCGCTTCGATCAATGTGACTTTGGCGTTCGCGAGTGCAACCTTTATTTCCGTGGCTCTTTTGCTGTGCGTTTCCAGAGCCTCGTTGATTTTTTCCTGGTGCTTCCTTTCCAGCTTCAACTTTTCAAGCGTCCTGAGATAGTAGTCCTTTCGCAACTTCAGATCTGCCTTGTGTTTCCTTCTGTGGGCGATGAGAAGATCCACGATCTCCTGGTCCGTCCAGTCGGCCTGAAACGCGATCGAGGCAAGACTAAAATCGTAAGAACTGGGCGACTGGTCCGAGAGATCCTTTCTGTCGTGGTTCCACGATTTCTTGAATTTCGGCTCGGCGCTCATCAGGGCCTCCCACTTCTCCGTGGGCGGCGCGGCGTCGGGCCGCAGTGCGATCCTCCCGATCTCCGCCTCGACTCTTTCCTTCTTCTCGACCACGATCGCGGGGACCAGATCTTCCGGCTCGTACCTCGTAGTCCATTCTTGCTCGATCAGCTCCACGTCTCGAACGTCTTTCGGATCTTTGAGATTCTTCGTTCCGGGGATTCTCAGAATCCTCGACAGGTCGAATGTCGCGTCGATCACCCAGCCCCGGGCGGTCGCCCTTTCCAACAGCCTGTGGTGCCAGGCTTGACACATCGCCTGAGCTTTGAATCTTTCGTCTTCGTTCTCGAAGATCCACGGTTCTCGAAACAACCACCACGCTTGTATGCCATGACCCGAATGGATTACGCACGTGGGGGGCTCGGGAAAAAGACTCTTTGCCTCTTCTAGCGAGGCGGGGAGGTTCTCCTTCTTGTGAACCTCGTCGAGAATATCTATGTCGGCCCAGAACCCAGTGATACCCGCTATCTCATTCGCGGGGCAGCGGTTCTTGAGACCATAGTCCTTTGAGCTGAGACCCACGCCCATATATATATCTGATTGATCCTTGTTCTTTTCAAGGTAGTTCGCGATCTTGCCTATATCTGTGAACCAGTACGACTTCTTGCCCTTCTTCTGCCAGATCAGGATATTAAGATTCTCCGGCTTGAAGCCCCAAAGTTCTTGCAAAAACTCGGTCATAGAATCACTCCTTCAAAGATGGGGCGTGCATTGAAGCACGCCCCTTTCATCCCCTCCCCTTCGATTCAGTTGTCCCAGTCCGGGGCTTCGCCGTTCTCTACCGCCACGGTCTCGAGCATCGGTCTAATTGACTCGGTGAAAGTGTCTATCTTCTCGCAGATCTCAGGTTCGAGCTGCTTCACGAGAGAGAACACAGCCTTCGAGTATGTGATACCGTCCGCACTCTTCGCCTTTTCAAGAGAGATTCTGGAGACAACATGAGCGTACTTAATGCCCTTGCTGGCAAGTCTCATAAAATACTGCTTTGCGGGCTTGATCGAAGTGGGCGGCAGAGTGATGACCAGGGGCAGAATGTCGTTCTCACGTACAATGAACATCTGTCTCATCTGCTTACACGCCTGACCCTTGCCGTTGTCTGCCGAACCGAACTGAGCAAGCGGGCACTTCGCACAGTAGCCCCCGGGTGTTCCCTGACCGACTTCTCCATCCACCGAACTGCACTGTGGCGGGTTGTTCTCGCCATTGAACTTCTCAGGCCAGTATGCGCGGGCAGTCTTCCAGTAGATGATGATACCCTCGATGTCCTTCACACTCTCTTCGCCATCAAGTGTGGGGACCTCAAAAGCGGTAGCACCTCCGGCGGGAATCTTCACGCGGTCGAGATCGTAAGCGGATACGCCCTCGGCCCCGAGATTCTCCTCGACTACCTCGACGATGTTTGAACCATTCTTCAGAACCAGATACGGACTCTCAGCAACTTCAATAGCGGTTTCTTTCTTACTCATTCTCATTCCTCCCTACGCCTTCACAACGCGAAGGCTTGTTTTTTCGGATACTTTCAACACATTCAAAAGTTCTTCGGGCAATGCTTCCTTGAGTATTTCTTCCAGGGCCTTTGAGTCGGCATCTTCAAAGAGCTTAACCTGCTCCCTGACAAACGCCGAAAGACTCTGACTGTTCACGGTCTCATTCACAAGATCCGCAAGACCGTTGGCTTTCAGGATCTCCATCGCCCGGGGATTGCTCTTGTCGACCGAGGCCCAGATCTGGCTGTGGACATAAGGCTTCCAATCCCCGACCTTCATGTTCTGAATCCCCGCTTTCTCGAACTGCTCGAGCACGAACGGCTCGAGTTCGCTCAACTTTTCCTTCACACTTGCGAGCTCGGCTTCGAGTTTCGTCTTTTTCGCGTGCAGGTTCACATACTGCTTGACTTTCGTCATATTCATGTCTATTCCTCCCTGTCGAGAATGCTTCGCACAACATCTCTCTTCTTTTTCAATGCTCCGTACACCTTCTCGTCTATCGTGTCTTTCATAAGCAGATGGATATAGACGACCTCTCTCTCTTGCCCCGGTCTGTGAATTCTCGCCCTCGACTGCTCGTAGTCTCCGAGACTGAATCCGAGCGAGTAATAAACGCAGTACCTCGCACGGACAAGTGAGATCCCCAGACCGCCGGACTGAATCTGAACCACGATCGAGTTGTACTTTCCGTCCTGCCAGTCTTTCAGTTCATTTGCCGATCCCGACAGCTCCGCACAGGACCTCCCGGCCTTCTCAAAAGTCTTCTTGATCGTCGTGATGTCGTGCCGGAATCTCGCGAACACCGCGACTGGTTCTTCGATCTCAATGTCCTCGATAATGTCTGCCAGAAGATCTGCCTTGCTCGTGTCAATCTCCACTTCTTCTTTCTCGTCGGTTCTCACATACCCCGAAGTGACCTGCTGAAGTCTCAGAAGTCTGGTCAAAGCGTTCGCCGCGGTGACTTCTCCCTTCCCTACATCTGCCCAGAATATTTCTTCCAATTCCCGGTAAGTTTTCATCGCTTTGGGTGTAAGCTCGGCCTTCCTGTAAACGTCCATGTACTCCGGGAGTTGGATCACCGATTTGTCGGCCTTATACGCGATGGAGTAGAACTTTCTGTTCATCTCATCTTCGTTCTGCCAGCCGATGACTTCGTGGCCCTGAAAACCTCCCATCAACGCGTATCGTCTCTTGAACGCTACAAACGAAGTGCCGAAGATCCCGGAATCGAGAAAGCGATACTGAGAATAGATGTCCATCGGGCTGTGGGGCATGGGTGTTCCGGTCAAGGCCAGCCTATACTTCGCGGTCCTGCCGAGCTTGGCCGCGAACTTCCCGACCTGAGATCCCGGGGTCTTAATCCTATGCGACTCGTCGAGAATCACGAGGTCGAACTCCTGTTTCATCGCCCATTCGCCGAACGGTTTCCGCCAGAGAGAATCGTAGTTCGTAATTACTACCGCTTGTTGTCCCTTGATTCTTGCCAGCTCGAGAAACTCTCCGGCCTTGATCGTCTTCTTCTCGACCGTTCCTTTCTCGCTCGTCAGGTCAAGACAGACAATATCTCTCGTCTGCGGGCTGTGTATCTTGAACTGATCTGGCCAGACTGCCCCGACCGACTTCGGGCACACTATTAGCGTCTTCTTGTGGTTCCGATTGACCACCAGGTCCACGGCCACCTTCGACTTTCCGGTACCCATGCTCATGGCCAGCATCGCCGCCCTGAGATCCTTTGCGAACCAGAACGCCTGTTTCTGGTGTCTCCACGCCTTCGTGAACGACACCGGCACATCGGGTAGATCGTTCGCGTCTTTGAACGACTGGTTCCTGACTACCGCATCGGCTGCCTTGAGGAGGTTCATAAAGTCGAGGTCGTATGAAAGGTCTTCCTTGAACTGTTCGTGGATTCTCTTTGCCGTGGCCGGCGTGGCCGGGTAGATCCATCTCTTCGCCTTTCCGCTCCAGTATCCGCCGGGTATCTGCTTGCACTTCTGATACTCGCTGATGCTGGACTTGAGGCCGATCTTGCCGTTCTTGACTATCGCGTTGCTCATGTAGATCACCTCGTGTTATACTTCTTGTGAATATTCAGGTTTCGAGCCGCTTTGCCGAGCGGCTTTTTTCATACGTACTGTCTCGAAAGTTCGAAAAACTCTGTTTCCAGGTCTTCCAATTCGATGCTCTTTTCCGAGATCAAGTCTTGATAGACCATCCTCTCTGTGGAATCGTCCGTAGCTTCTTGTCTTTCAATCAGGTCCTTGATCTCTTCTTTCAGTTCCTCGATTTTCGTCCACATCACACAGCCACTTGCGAAGGCTTCTGACTCGTGCGGTACAAAATGCCGTTGACGTACCACGTAACGTCAAGCTGTTCCTCGATCGCTTCCTTCCACGCTTTCATAGCCTCCTGGGTGTTTGCCCCTTCGTACAACGGATAATCGTTGCTGATGATCTCGTGGTTGTTCCTCATGCCAATCTCCTCCTTGTATCGAATTTCACCGGCAGTATCTCTGCCAGCACGGTTTGTGAGTTCACCCTGATGTTGACTGGCTCTCTGAAAGTCGCCGCAGTCAACACTCCGCAAATTTCCCTAGCACTCTCTTCAATGTCGGGCTGTTCCCGAATGTGCGCTGTCGCAAGAATGTTCATCGAGAGATTGAACAACCTCTCTATCTCTATCGGTCGCAGCTCGAACTTCAGATACCTCGGCATTCTGCCACTCTCCCTTCTCCTTCAGTTTCTCAACCGTCGAATACAGGGCTCTTCCGAGTCCTTCGAGCATTGCACGTGATTTCAATTCATCCTCCAGAAAAAGACGGCGCTGGACACATTCCAGCCGCCGTCGCGTAACGTCCTCTAACTAGATGCTCAGGGAAGCTCATTAGGAAACCCTGAGCTGCCATATTGCTTTGGAGGTGTTTCACCTACCTTTCGTAATGGGATTTGGGTGCTGATTGCTTCCGACTGCCAGCCGCGATGACTGGCAGTGAGAAAGAATCAGTGCGTGTCTGGAACTCTCTCTTTCTTCCAGCCCTCGTCGGACTGGGCGTTGTCGAACTCCGCTTGCTTCTTTTTCTTCGCGTCCTCGCGGAGTCCAAACGCCTTCATCTCGTGGTAGAAGATAGCCTGTTCAATGGCTTCTCCTTCCGTGAGAAGAACTTCTTCCGAGAAGAAGTGTCCATCTATGGTCACGAACGGCGAACCAACGACGTACTCTACCCCGCGAGCAGTAACCTTAATCATTTCTACCGTCATTCTTTCGATGACACCGGCTTCGGCTTTGGCCGAATGATACACGGTGTCGCCGACACCAAACTTCACTTCGATATTCTTCATTTCCTTCCCTCCCAATTGGATACTTAACATATATGTTCACTTTCTCGTGCGAAAAAGGCTGGCAGGGTCTCATGCTGCCAGCGAAAAGGGGGTTTCTTTGCTAACCGAGTCGATTACAAGGAGGTGTCGTGTCGGAAAGCGCCGTCAAGATTCCGAAGAATCTCTCTCAGGCGCTCTGGTTTGAAGAGTTTTGCTTTGCCGTGCATGGCGTCGGGTTTGATCTGATAGTGCGCTATGATTCCGCTCAACAGACTTCTATCTATCCCGTGCCGCTTTGAATACTCGGTGACGCTTACCATGTAGGTTGGTTCCACTTTCTATCACTCCTTTCAAAGTTTGTTTTCTTCACAACCTTCCGGCTCTGAAGAAAAGAAACTTAATAACGCATAGCCCTGTCCGTTTGCTTCTCTGCGCCTGGATTCCACGGGCGGCCTTCGGAGCTATGCTGATTTTCAAAGATCGTTACAATTACATTCTACTCATTTACGTCAAGTAATGAAAAGTTGATAATAGACAACTATGCACAAATAGGCGCGATTATAGACTTCTTTCTATATGTTTCTCCTGATTGCGCCTAGTTTCGTATAGTTGCGCATAGATTTCTAACAATTTGGCACAACTTGGCAAAAAGTGACTATTTTCGACTATGATTTAAGAACCGGGGATTGGAGAGTGGCAGCCCCACGGGACGGCCAGTCGTTGACTGTACCGACTCCCAAAATCCGATGACCTCGCAAAACGCCCCAGGTTGAAAGATCTCCAGCGTGAGGTACAAATACATACCCCGACACACAATCTTTCAACCTGAGCGATCCTGTGGGGTGAAAAAGAAAGCCTCCCCGAAGGGAGGCTAGGGAGGCTAGGGAAACTCAGAAATAGTCTATTGCTTTTTCGAGAACGTCTTCGATGTCAAGCTCTTTGAGGTCAAAAAACAGTTCTTCTTCGTCGATGTCCGGCTTGTCGTTTCCAGACAACCGAAACAGATAGATGAAGCTCGGCGTGCGTGTCGAAGCCGATTCCTTGACTACCGAGAGTTCGTCTTTCTCGGTGTCCCACACCAAACATCCGTCGATGCTTCCGTTCTTCCACACATCGGCAGCTGCGAGAAGTTCGTCTGCCGTCTTGCTGAAGTCTTGCTCGTACCATGCGTCGAGGATTTTCTCTTTCAAAGTCGGCTCGTTCAGCAATC